TATCGCCTTTCAGGTCGGCGGCAGTTGCGGTGATCCGCATGGTCTGCGGCGGGTGGCTGCCCGAGACGCCGTCGACCTTGAAGCGCCCCATGACCGACAAGCCACCGCCGAACAGGCCCCGGTAGCCCAGCGCCACCTCCAGCTCGGCCTCCATGTCCGGCAGGGCGACCAGGCCGTCGCGGTCATCGACCTCGATCTCCAGCCGGTCGGCCTTTTCGCCGTCTTCATCGGTCAGCGTCAGCGACAGGAGCCGGTCACCGATGCGGCCCGACACATCCTCGCCCGCCGCTGAAATCCGGAAGGCCGGGATCATGTCCGCCCCCAAAGCCGGATCTGGCGCGGCGCGGCCGGGGCCACCGGGTCAGGCAGCGTGATGCGCAGGCCAGCGGGGTAGACCGGCCCAATGTCGGCCAGACGCGGGTTCGCGGCCAGAACGGCCGGAACCTGTGCCTCGCTTCCCAGCTCGCGCTTGCAGATGGCGTCCAGCATGTCGCCCTCGGCCGTGAGGTAGACGCGGCTCATGGCAGGTCCCCGCCATAGCTTTGCAGGCTGACCGAGAACTCGATCTTGCGCGGGCTGCCGTCAGCCATCAGGAACGAACGCCGCTCGTCCACCGTGGTGATGCACCAGCGCTGCCAGACGAAGCCCAGGCCATCGACCAGCATCAGGGGCACCCCCTGGCGGGCGATCAGGCGCATCAGTTCAACCTGCCGCAAGCCCCCCTTGAAGTGGGGGTAAATCACCCCTTCAAGGGTGATCTCCTCGGTATCGGGGCCAAGGTATTGCAGGGCGGGCGCGCGGCCCAGCCGTTCCTGCTTGGCCCAGCGGTAGGGGGCGTTTCGGCTGAAGGTCTGGTAGTTGGCGCGGTTGACGCCGAACCGGAACCGCCCCAGCGCCATCATGATCAGGTCACGCATGGGCGGCCCCATCGTCCAGGGCAAAGCGCGCCTCGCGGGCCAGCCTTTGCATCTCGTCGCGGATGGCGCGGGCGATCATCTGGGGCGACTGGCCGGGGGCCGCGTTGATGGTGATGCCGCCGATGCTGACGCTGGAACCGCCACGCCCGGCACTGCCTGCCAGCTTTCGGTTCGGGATGATCCAGCCGTCGCGGTCCGGCGTGAACAGCTCGCGCCCCCGTTCGCCCACCTCGTACAGCCGCCCGGCGCGGACGGCCCCGCCCAGCTCTCGCTGGGGCGGCTTGTAAGTGCCATCGACCGCGTCCTTCACAGGGTCCCCGCTGGGCGAGGTGCCATTCGCACCTTTGACGTGATTGGCGCGGAACCCCTCACCGGGCTGAACTCCGACCACATCCGACAGGTTGATGTTGCCGATCGCGCCCTTGATCGCACCGGGAATGCCCTTCACCCATTCGATCAGCTCGCCGAACTTGGCAATCATCCCGTCAAGCAGCGACTGGATTGCTGAGAGGCCCGCCTGGTACATTTCGGCACCAAGACCGGCCAGATAGGAGACCAGCTTGACGGCTGCGTCGTGGATGACGGTGAAGGGATCGAAACCGAAGGCATCGGCGATGGCGGCGCGCACGTCGGCAAAGGTCCATCCGGTGATGTAGGTGAACAGGCCCTCGGCCGCGTCCATCATCAGGACAAAGGGGTTGAACTCCGAGATGAGCTTCAACACCCCGTTCAACAGGCCTTCGTCAAAGGCGGCGCGGACGCGGTCCACCTTGCCGGTGAAGTAAGCGACGATGCCGTCCCAGCTGTCGTAGATCACATAAGCCAGGCCCGCGATGGCGGTCAGGACGGCGATGATGGGGTTTGCCATCAGCGCGCGGCCCGCGATGACGAAGGCGCGGGCCAGCCAGAGGATGGCGCCGCGCACGGCCGTCAGGGCGCCGAGAAAGGCGACCTTCAGGAAGCCGCCCAGCCGCAAGAGCAGGGGAAGGAGGCGACCGGCGACAACCGCCGCCACTCCGAGCAGGGCCTTGCCGACAATGAAAATCCCGATGGTCAGGTTCCCGATGCTGCTAAGCAGCCCAAGGATCGTGCCCTGGAAAAGAACGAAGCCTGCCGCCCAGCCGAGAACATCCCAACCGCCGATGGCTTCGGCCACATTGTTCAGAACGGGGAAAACTGCCTGCCATGTATCGTGTACCCAGACCCCAAAGTTGTAGATCGCGTGGAGCGCTGTCATCACGGCAGAGGCAAGGCCTTCGGCCCAAGCCTGCATCCGGCCATCGGCAGCGGCGGCATTCAGGAATGTCAGCAGCTCTTGCAGCTTGCCCTTCATGAACTGGAACAGACCGCTGTCCATCACCATGCGCTGGAACCGAGTCCAGTTGTCCATGAGGTTCGAGATGATCCCGTCCCAGGTCTGCGACATCTTTTCGGCCGCGCCTGCGTTCTTCTCGCCCAGGGCCTCGATCAGCAGGGTGATTTCCTCTCGGCCGAGTTCGCCGGCCGAGGACATCTTCATCAGCTCTGCCGCCGACTTGCCGGTCTTTTCCGCGAGTAGGTCCCAGACCGGGATGCCGCGCTCCAGCATCTGCATCGCCTCTTCGCCCTGCAGCTTGCCCTTGGTCCAGGCCTGCCCCAGCGCCAGCACGATGCCCTCCATCGTCTCGGCATTGCCACCCGTCGCGGCCATGGTATCGACGATGGCCTGCATCGACCCGTTGGTCGGGTCGATCCCGAAGGCGCGCAGCCGGGCATAGGCGGCAACGGTGTCCTCCAGCTCCAGCGGGGTGCGGGTGGCGAAGTCCTCGATCCAGACCATCGCCTTCTTCGCGCCCTCCGAGGACCCCTCAAGGTTCTCCAGCTGGACGTTGAAGCGTTCGAACTGCGCGGCCGGACGGACGAAGGCGGCGGCGATCCCCGTCATCACGCCGCTGTAGGCCGCGACGGCGGCGGCGGCGGTGGTGGCGTGGCGGGTCATCGTGCCAAAGCCGTCGGCCATCATCCGGCCCCCGCGCGCCACCGTGTTGGCCTTGTCGATCAGCCCGTCACCGCCCAGACGCGCCAGCGCCCGCATCGCGGTCTTGGCGGGTCCGGTCGCCTTGTCCACTAGGCGCAGGATCAGCGCGACATTCAGGTCAGCCATCGTCCTCATCCCTGCCCGCAGGCGCGCGGCGGCGCGCCCGGTGCCACCAGCCCGCCAGTTCCTCGATCGACATCAGGTCCATGTCGCGCGGCGACCAGCCAAAGACCACGGCGAGGTCCGCCATGGTCTCCTCGACCTCGTCGTGGCCTAGTTCGGGTGCTCCATCGCCTCCAGCTGGGCCTGCTGGTCGGGCGACAGGAAAAAACCAACCACCTTGCCTGACAGGCTCATGAAATCGGCCGGGGAAAGGCCTGCGACCTCGGCGGGCAGCAGCGCCGGTTCGGTGATGCGCGGCAACAGGACCAGCATGGCGTTGACGTCCATCTGCAGGATGTCGGTCATCTTCAGGCCGCGCAGACTGCCGACGTCGGGCTGACGCAAGCCGACGGTGGTCAGGGTCTCGTCGCCGCGCTTGACGGGGCGGATCAGGGTGGTTTTCGTCATGGTCCGCTCCCCCCTCAGATGCCCATCGCCCGGCGCATCTGCGCCAGCTGGTCCACGCCGCCGATGCGGCGGATGCCCGCCACCTTGTCGATCTCGATCAGCTCGGCGCCGTTCATCTCGAGCTTGTAGTACCGCACGTCCCAGATCAGCTTCAGCGTGGCGTTGGCGCCGGGCTTCAGGTCGCCGCTTTCGGTGGCGGTGATCAGCCCGCCGATGGTGGCGATGATCGTGTCGGTGTCGATGCCTTCGGGGGCGACCTGCGCGGGGCGCAGCACCAGGCGGCGCTGGTTGCCCAAGAGCTTGATCAGCTCGGGCCGGTGCTCGGACAGGGTCACCTCGGCCGAGAGCGCCTCGGTGCCCATGTCGATGCCGACGGGGCCGTCCATGCCCGCGCCCCGGTGGGCTTCGGTGGTGATCTTCGGCTGCGGCAGCTTGGCCTCGGACGCGATGCCGAAATAGCTGAAGCCGTCGATGAAGGCGTTGAAGTTGCGGATGGTGCGCGGCATGGCCATGGGGTCTCTCCGGATCAGGTGTCAGACGACACAGCCGCGACCAGCTCTTCGTAATACGAGCCGTTGCGCTGCGCGCGGAAGGTCAGGTGTTCAAGCGGCGCGGGCGGCTCGATGTCGAAATCGACGGTCAGCTTGCCCGCCGCCAGATCGGTGGCGCTGTTGAACTCGGGGTCCACCCAGACGCGGCCGCCCAGGATCGCGCCGCGCGCCTTGAGCGAGTTCAGGTAGGACTGCACGCTGTCGCGGATGTCGCGCAAAAGCTGCTCGCTGAAGGGGCGGTCCATTGCCCAAAGCAGCGCCGCTTCGATGCTTTCGTAGACCATGTCGGCCGTGCGGCGGACCGAAAGGAAGGCCCAGAGCGGGTCGGCCGTGGTCGATCGGTTGCCCCAGAGGCGGAAGCCGTCCTTGCGCACGATGGTGGCCACCTTGCCCTCGTTCAGCCGGTTCGCCTGCGTCTCCGGGTCCGAGATCGCAAAGTCGATCGGGCGCGCGGTGCCAAGGATGCCCTCGATGATGCGGTTCGATGGCGACCACCAGAAGCCACGGGTGGCATCGGTGGCCGAAAGGACGCCCGCGACATGGGCCGAGGCAGGCAGCGTCACCACGGTATCGGTCACGCTGTCCAGAACCCGCACGGCCGGATCGACGATGTAGAGCCGGTCGCTGCCGTAGTTCTCGGCATCCTCCAGCGCGGCGGCTTCGGTGGTGTTCGGTCCGTCGGCGATGACAACCGACCGCAGCCGCGCTGCTACCGACAGCAGGGCCGAGGTCACCGGGTTGACGTTGGCGGGCACCAGATTGCGGGTGAAGCCCGGAGCGGCCAGAATGCGGGGTGTCTGGCCGGTGCGGTTCTCGGCCGTCAGCAGCGCCCAGGCGCCGGTCTGGTCGGCGGCATCACCGGCGATGTTGCTGCGGGTCTCGGCCTCATCGGCGCCCACGTCCACGCGGACCACGATCATCGTGCTGACGCCCTGGGCATAGGCCGCGTTATAGGCCGCTTTCAGGGTGCCGGTGGCGCCCAGCGTTGCCGCCATGCGCGGGCCGGTCACCAGGACCGGGGTATCCAGCGGGAAG